ACAAGCGAAAGCTTAACTATACTAAGTGGGATTATTTTGCATGACACGAAAAGCAGATTTGTCTGATCCTATGAATGATGGTGAATATGACACAATGATGATGTGTGCAAATCAATGTGGTGCTAGATATTCGGCAAATAAAAACGATTACTATACTGTTGATGACGATTATGTTTTTACCTGTGATGAGTGTGAAGAGCCACTAATATTAGTAAGAAAAGTAATCACTTACGAGGAGATATGACTTTAACACAAAGTGAGCTTAAAGGGTTGTTTAGTTCGGCAACAAATGAATGGTATACGCCTCAAAATTTTTTTAATAAATTAGACAACATATATAATTTTACATTAGATCCTTGTTGCACACACGAGTCAGCTAAGTGTAAGACATATTACACACAAGAAGATAATGGATTATCAAAGTCATGGGAAGGGCATACAGTTTTTATGAATCCTCCTTATGGCAGGGAAATTAAAGATTGGATTAAGAAAGCATACAATGAGGGGCAAAAACCTAATACAGTTGTAGTATGTTTGATACCCGCTAGGACAGATACAAAATATTGGCATGATTATTGTATGAAGGCAAATCAAATTAAGTTTGTAAAAGGCAGGTTAAAGTTTGGTGACGGGGCAGGTAGTGCGCCGTTTCCATCTGCCGTGGTGGTGTTTAGTAGAGAAGTAATGCCTTTTGGAGTTGTAGTTACTGGAATAAAGAGATAAGTATAAATATCGGTATATATACTATCTGCTCCAGATATATATGGATAAGGCACGTCTGGAACTTTTTGGAATCACCTCAGAAACAAAGAAGAAAGTTCAGATTATTGCTAAGTCTAAAAACATTAGTACTGCCACATTATTAGAACCTGTATTGAGGAAATACGTTGAAGAACCTTCTAATAAAAAGATAATTTATAGGCATGGTACAAGGCAATGAGTTATTCTATACCTGGCGGGGTTAAGAAAGAAGCTTTACAAGGTAAGGAGCTTTACAAAAAATTTGGTTATGGCGGAGGTAAAGTGACGGCTAAAATTAATTCTATGTTAATTAACAAAACTGAAGTAAGTCATCCTGTTGCGATTAAGATACACACTTACTACAGGAGACATGAAAAAGTAGATCCACAAGGTGAGAATTTTGATAATAAAAAAAGACCTAGTAAGGGCTACATAATGTGGAAACGTATGGGTGGTGATGCAGGGCATTCGTGGTCACGTAAACTAAAAAGGAGCATAGACTCCGTAAACAAAGATAAACTTAAAAAGATAAACGCTAGATTGGAGAAGATAACAAGTGGGCTTACTCGATAGATTCCGTAGCAAACCTGCTCCAATTAGGAAGTCAGGAATACAAGATTACTTAGAAAAGAATATGATTAAGGATGCAAGGACGCCTGTATACTCAGGTGTAAGTTCTGATCTTGCATACAAGGAAGCTATATTACCGCCTGTCGATCAAAACTATTTAGAAATATTAGCAGACAGGTATTCACACTTACGGACTGTTATAACTAGGATAGCTAGTCAAGCAGTAGCTAAAGAGTGGGAGTTTGTAGAGTTAGGCTCTGGCAACCCTGAAGAAAAGGCAGCAATAAACAGAGTGTTACATGATCCTACGAATGGACATGCAGACATTACAGGCATGGAGTTTTTTAAGGCAGTCATAAGACAGCTTGAAATTTTTGACGATTGTTGGGTAAGTGTCGTATATGACAGGATGCTTGACAATGATGGAGAGACTACTGGTAAAGTAGTCAAGGAGTTATGGGTAGAAGATGCAAAGCATATGCGATTCTACGTTGATGGTTTTGGTAAGTTCATAGAGGACAAAATGTTTGATCCGTTGACTAGACAGTTTATGTCAGGAACACACAACAAGGACACAGGCACAAAGCTAGTACCCATGGCTTACTTTTATGACATAGATGGTGAGCAGATACCATTTGCACGAGATGAAATTATACACTTTAACAAGTATAGTTCTACTGCAAGATTATATGGTCAGTCACCAATTATAGGTCTTTCTAAGAAAATAGAAACTGCTCTCGCCATTGAATCTCTACAGAACAAAGTATATCGATTAGAGAGGCCACCTAAAGGATTCTTAGATATTCCAGGTCACAATGAGGACTCACTTAATAGATTAGGAGAATACATAGCAGAAGAGACAAGACGTAATCCTAACTTTATACCGATTATTAGTAGTCAAGAAGGATCTAACACAGCTAAGTTTGTAAGCATTATGCCTAACTTTGATGAGTTGATGATGTTGCCTTACATGGACAGGATTAACAATGACATAAACGCATCGTATGGTGTCATGCCATTAGTAGTCGGCGACATGTCAGGAGTAGGTGGACTTAACTCAGAAGGTGAGCAGATTACTATCTTTGATCGAACAATACGAGAAACACAACGTTGTGTAGAGTTAGGCTTGATTAGGCCATTGTTGAAGCTTATGGGCGTAACTACATGGACAGTTAGGTTTAACGATATTAACGAAAGAAACGAGACACAATACTTAAACAACATGAATCTAAAAGCACAAATCATTACTCAGTTCCAAAATGCAGGTATTGATGTGGACTTAGGGGAGGATGGAGAATTAGTACTACCGAGGTCGGCAGAGAAGGTAAGGCAGGATTTTCTAAAGCGTTCCGAGGAGTCGCTGGAGGAAGCGGAGCCAAACGAGCATCTCTCTACATTGACCGAGCTTTACGAGACCTCCGAGCTGTCTTAACCAGAGAGTTTCAAAGTCTTAAAAGTATAGACAATGTAGTTGAGCTTAGAGAGGTAGTGTCAGAGATAACTCTGATGATTTCTAAACAATTACGAGAAGCTATAGAAGATGACGTAACAGACGCTTATCTTAATGGTGCCAGATCTGCGTATGCAGATTCACCAGGTCTAGGTAAACAGTCGTATAATCGTGACGAGTTTGATTTAGAAGATATAAGAATTTTACAAAGCAACGGTCCGTTAGGTTTAGCGTTAGGAAACTTTGAACAAGAACTTAACACAGAAATGAACAAAGTAATTTTTGAAGCTGCAGCACTTAATGTAGCAATTTCATCAATGGTAGATCAGGTGAGAGGTGTAGCCAATACACAAGCTTGGAAGTTAGGCAGAATAGCTAGAACAGAAATGTTAAATGTGTTTAACGAAGGTAGATTTAGGGGATATGCTAAAGCAGAAGATACGTTAGGAGATAGGTTCAAATACAGTTTGCAGATTATAAACGACAATAGAACATGTGGTGCACATCAAGAACTAAGTGGCAGGATCCCAGCAGGAGGTTTGTTTTTGGATGAGTTGATAGAGTTACAGCAACGTATTGGAGCTAAATACAAATTTACACTTACGGGAAAGGCATTGTTGCATCCAAATCAAAGAACTGTATTGGTGATGGTAAGATGAGTAATTGTAAGAAATGTTTAGCAAGTGGAATGCGAGTTCACATTTTAGGAAGTGGGCTATGTCAAGAGTGTCAGGCAGAGTTGGAGTGGAAACGAGGGCCACATATAGTTAGAGAACAACAGAGACAAAAAGTAAAACATGATTATTATAAAAGAGGCGAAGAATATATAAAAAAGAAATGGAAGGAAAAATATGGCGATGACGATATTGACGCTGTATTAGAATACAAATAATGGTTAAAATAGAAATGAACTTTGACCCTAATTTGGGTAACGTTCAAAATGATTTTAGTATATTGCCTGATGCTATTATGGAAATTACAGCAGATGCAATAGAGCAGACTGCGTTAGATGTAAAAGGTGAAGTAGTTGCACAGATGAATCAACCATATCCACAGGGGCTTGGCAGTGATCGGGCGTTAAAAGGTGCAGTAGAAATTGATGGTTTAAGGGAGTTGGCTAATGGATTAGTTACATATACAGTAGGAACTTCTATTCCTTATGCAGAAGCAGTAGAGTATGGAACGGGTCCTCATTCAGCTACATCTGGTTCTGGAGAATTTAACCAAAAAATAATTGAATGGACAGATAGAGTTTTAGGTAAAGGTGAACGTGATGCGCGTGCTATAGCCCGAAGTATACGTAATAGGGGAACTCAACCTAGACCTTATTTTAGAAAAGCCGTAGTAAAGAATGCTCCTAACTTTAAACTTACTTGGAGTCTTATGTTAGCTGAAAGATTAGAAGCAGAAGCATTTAAATCATCAGTATAGAGACACACACCTTTATTTCCACTGGAACTCTACAGAAAGTATGTCACTTTTTTTTTCTTAATTTATTGAGGGGTACGGCGGGTTATTAGCTATAGTATAGTATAGTCTCTTACTCTTTCTAAAAGTTCCAGTGGAAATGAAGGTGTCTGTCTACTTCCGAAATAGCAAAAAACTTTAATAATAATAAGCTCAAAGTAGGGTAGTGGCAGTAAGCACTATCTTTAAAGAAAACGAGAACGATACAGGTTGGATAGTGTATAGGCCAGAATGGTATAATGATAGAGTAATGGAAACATATATTTCAGCTCCAATAATTGATAAACAAAATGATAAGATACCAACAGAGACGATCAAAAAATCTATGGATTTTTATATGAAGTATGGAGTTTATTCATATAGGCATGAAGAACAACCTATTGGACTCCCTTTAGCTTACAAAGTTAAAGATGGTAAAGTTAAGGTAAGAGTAGGGATCCATGATAAATTATCTATGCATAATAAAGTATGGAAGGAAATTCAAGAATTTGGTTCCACTGGAGCCAGTAGTATTAGGGGTGAAGCAATGGACCAAGAGAAAGTTTGTGATGAAGATAGCTGCCACAATCAGATTAACGAACTTGATCTATGGTCCGTTTCTTGGGTAGGTGACAATCCTGCCAACCCCGAAGCTACAGTTAGACAAGTAGCTATGGCCAAAGCTAAATCTACAGTACAAGTGACACTTGACGAAGTAGAAGGCATGGTTGAAAAAATTATAGAACGTAGAGGTAAAGAATATTGTTTGCTTGGTAAAAAGGACCGAAAGGTGTTAGGATGCCATGATACTAGGGCGGGAGCTGTAAGGCAGGAAAGGGCCATACAAGCACGTAGATACAGTAAATCTAAAGACATACTTGATGACATACTTAAGAATATAAATGTAGTAAAAGCTGCAGATGATCCTAAGACTCCTGCAAAACCCAGTGAAAGGAGAAGAGGTAGTACAAGAAACCCAAGGGGATCTGCTGGTGCAACAAGGGGTGGCATAAAGCTTAGTGCAGCAAATATTAAAACATTAGAGAATTATAGAGATGAACACAATAAAAAAGTCGGTAATGCTAAAGGGAAAAAGGCTAATTTAGGGGCATTAAAAGCAGTGTTCCGTAGGGGTGCTGGTGCATTTTCTACCAGTCACAGACCTAGCGTTCGTAGCCGAGACCAGTGGGCATTGGGTCGTGTAAAGGCGTTCTTAAGACTACTAAGCTCAGGTAGGCCTTCCAATCCTAAGTACACCACAGACTACGATCTGTTGCCCGCTGGCCATCCCAAATCTACAAAGAAAGCAGATGACGGGCCAGTTAAAGTAAAAGCACCATCAGGGTATCATTGGATGCAAACACGTAATGGCCCTATGTTGATGGAAGGAGATTATGAACCACATCCAGGTGCAGTAGAGGCTTTTGAGTTTGATGTAATTACAGATCATGATGATAAAAGAATACTTAAGGCAGAATATCAAGGGCGTAAAGTAGAGTTAAACAAACCATTTAGAATAAGTGGTGGCAACAAAAAGTTTGGTGTATATGTTAAAAATGACAAAGGCAATGTAGTACAAGTTAAGTTTGGAGATCCAAAATTAGACATAAAGCGTGATGATCCAGAAAGGCGTAGAAATTTTAGAGCAAGACACAACTGCGACAGCCCTGGTCCTAAGTATAAAGCACGATATTGGTCATGCAGAATGTGGAGTAGCAAAAGAGTATCTGATATATTAGGCAAAGGCACAATGACTACAGTAAATACAGAATCACTTAAGAAATCAAACGATCATCTAAATGACATAATGCAAATGTTAGAAAAAGGAATTACAGTTTCTAAAAAGAAAACACCAGGTAAAGTATGGTTTGAAAATTGTTTATCTAATGTAAGAAGGTTAGAAAACATACCAGGACGAAGAGAAGTAAGAGATGACAGGGCTTTTTGTTCAGAGTTATGGTATAATCCAGGTCGATTTGATAAAACTTACAAAAAACCAGACGGCAGTACAGGTAGAACATCAGGTATGCAGTTTAGGTTAGATATGGGAACATCTACAGGTCCAAGTGGCTTAAAGGGCTACTGATTCCGAAATCAAAAAAGTCTTTATATATAATTGGTTTCAAATAGCGGTCATGTCAAGTTGCACATGTGGAACGCATGAATCGGAAGCATCTGAGCCAGTTGAAGAAATTAAAGAGGCTCCTGAAGCAGTCGAGGCGTTAGAAGAACCAGTTAGAGAAGAAGATCTAAATAAGGAAGATGAACTTACCAAGGATCTAGAACAAACTCTCGGCAAACTCAAAGAAGTCATGGCTTATTTAGCTGAAATGGCAGAAGATAAGAAAATGATGGATGATGAAAAGATGGATCATGAGGAAAAAGCCGAGCATGAAGAAGATGAAGAAGAGGAAGAGGAAGATGAGGAAGAAGAAAAAGGCTATCATGATAAAGAAGAAAAGCCAAAAGCAAAAGAAGATTCCTTAGAAAAATCCTTGGCAACATTAAAGAAATACGGATTTAACGTATATTCAGGTAGCAAGGCAACCCCTGCACCAAAAGAAATTGAGACTCCTAAAGCAAAATACAATTTCGATGATCTTGTTAGCAAGTCATGGGAAGAATTAGAAGCACTAGAGAGAGGTAACTAAACATGGAAATGGAAGAATATATAAACGCCTACTATGGCGGAACACTAGGCATAGCAAAACGATACGGCATAGAGAAAGGTGATTTAGATTTTACTACATCTAACGTTGCAGGAGCTTTCAATGTTGTATACGGCGCAAAAGTTTACAATCAGTTAAACACCAAGTCTGAAGTAGCAAAGCTATTGAAGAAAGAACCTTGGACACAATCAGGTTGGAGAGTTATGACAACTCGTCCAGTAGATGATGGTGGTAACGCAGATTACGCTGCAGGAACCGCAGAAGGCGGAGCTTTTGGCGACACAACTGCACCAACTTTAGTAGAAATTAATGCTACATTAAAAGAAATCGTAACACCTTACGAAATTTCAACCAAAGCAGAATTACTATCTGACGCAGATGATGGTTTGAAAGGATTGGCTGCATTCATGAGAAAAGAAATGGGAGATGCCCACGTCTTTGGTATGGATGAAATGTTATTAGCAACAGCAGAAACTGTGGCTGGAAATAATTTAGAATCTATTGATCGTGTCACAATGAGTGACGCTGCAGCTAACGCAACACTTTCATCTAGAGCAGATATTGATATGTATACAACTATTGACAGATCGGCAGCAAGTTGGGCAGATGCAACAGTTTCACACAACAGTGGATCTGATAGGGCACTTACAACTGCAATGCTAGACACAATAATTGAAGGCGCAATGACTAATGGTGCAAACTATAATGATTTGATTATATTGACAGGTCATGACACATACATGAACTTACAACAGTTATTAACCAAAGGTGGAGATGGTGGCGCAGCTACTATCCTACGCTACGATGCAGCACAAGGTGGAGCAGCATCTCAGAATGGAGTTCTCGGACAAGCTGGTCTAAACTACGACAGCAGAGTTGGATCTTACAACGGTATACCAATTTTTGTTTCACAACACGTAGCAAAAGATACAGTATCAAGAATACACTTGTTGGACTTGCCACAACTGGCATTAAGAGTAGCAGCACCAACAACTTATGTAGCTAACGACAACTTAGCAGTAACACAATCATTAACTAAACAATTTGCATTGATTAGTGCAATGGAATTGATTACTTACAAGTTTAATACCAGCGGTAGTGTAAGAGATTTGAACGCTTAGAGTGATTGGAGGTCTTAGAATATGGTCAAGATCATCAATCATGGGGCTAAGCCTCTTATTAGGAGGATTGGCACTGGGCAGAATGTCACATTCTATCCAGGTCAAGAAGTTGAGGTCAGAGATGAGAAACTCATTGCTGAAATCAAAGCTCGCAAAAGGGTTGGAATCTTACAGATTAAGGATCCCGTCGGCAAAAAAGACGTTGGCGGGGGGCTTAAGACTGGGAGCAGAAAGCCTAAATCTAGGGGCAAAGCTGCTAGAAAACCCAAAGCCAAAAAAGAAGTAAAGCCTAAAAAGCCCAAGGGACTTAAGAAGCCTAAGAGGGCAGACTAATGGCATCGACAGTAGTACGAACAACATTAAGACTAGATCAGACACGCAACGCAGCAAAGTTTGAAAACACAGAGACGGCAGTCGGAGGATCTGAAACTACGGTTTTAGATAAATTCGACTGTGCTTTGTTTAACAGGTATGCAATCCAGATCTTCAACAGTGATGGATCTGTAGCTGGAACTGCTAAGGTTTATGGATCATTGAAAGATACTCCAGGTTCCGAGGGTGGATCTGACTGGACACAAGTTGGAGATGACATAAGTGTAGGTACAAGTAGTAACGCACTTAAGGCAATATCAACAACACCAATAAGACATCTATGTGTAAGGGCAACAGGCAATGGTGCAGATTTGACTGTTATTGTCTATGCGGAGCAAGTTTAGTGGATGGCTGCTCCTATATACTCTAATATAGTCACAGTAAGTGAGGTTGTCCCATGGCAGTAAACACATGGGATGGTTCATCATCTACAGATTGGGGGACTGCTGCTAATTGGACAACTACTGGCGTAACAGATAGAGTTCCAACTGCGGATGACGATGTTGTTATTCCAGATTGCAGTTCAATAAACAACTGTATATTAGATGGCGATACAACTATTAATTCATTGGAATTGGCAGCCTCTTCTAATTTCAGTATGAATAACCACGACCTTACGATTGATGGTGAAAATGGTAGTGGTAGAGCAATAGATGTAGGAAGTAACACACTTACTTTTGTAGGTGGAACTGGAACTTTAATATTTACATTGGGGAGTGGAACCACAAAGTTACAAGGCATACAACATTTAGCAGCTTCAACTGAATTAAGAAACGTGCAGTTTAATGGTGGTGCTACTTTTCAATTAGAAGGCGATACTACAATAACTGGAAACCTTACAATATCCGCAGGAACACTGACCACGTTAGATAGTGATGGTTCAACAAGTAGGAACCTTACAGTAACAGGAGATGTAGATATTACAGGAACACTTACGGGTAATGCTTCAGCAATTAGTCTTGGAAGTCTTACAATCAACAGTGGAGGAACCTACAATGCAACAAGCGGAACTACTACTATTACAACAGGAGGCACGATAGCAGGAACAGGCGACATGGCATTTGGAGGAGAAGGCACTTTTATACATAACAATGGAACTTTAGTATTAGATTCAACTTTACATCGGATTCCAACTGGAGGAACATTTTACAATTTAACATTAAATGGGGAGCAGAACGCAGACGGAATATATGGTTATACTACTACTATGCTTCCACAAGGTATAATGCCTGATGGAACTACTGGCGCAGCTTATATGTCAATATTAGGAACTTTACAAATTAATAACGATGAATTTAGACCTTACAATATAGATAAAATATTTATTCATAATTTAGTAATAGGTGACGGCACAGGTTCTGCAAACTCAGCTAAGTTTGATATGAGTGAAGTAGACACATTCGATGGGACTGTTTTTGTAGATAATGTTACTATAAATTCAGATGGTCAGTTATTGTTTGGAGATGGAGACGAAACTTCATCTACTGCTGGTTCTTCAGCACTTAATATATATGGTGCGTTTAGAAATATTGGAGGGTCAGTAGACATAGCATAATGGCAATAAATCTTAATTTCTTAGGCACGGGCGGAATAATAGAAGGAAATCTTGGAGCAGCAAACGTTAATGTAAATCTTGACAGTGCTTTAGATTTTGATGGCACTGATGATATTGTAGATTTAAATTATGGTAATGGTGTAAATGCACAAGCTGGTTTTTCTGTATCTTTTTGGGCTAAATTAGATGATAACTTTAGTGGCACCAATCAGATGTTTATAGGTTCATCTACAGGAACAAATCAAAGATTCTACATTGGAACTGATGGTTATAGATGGTCTTTTGGTTATGCTTCATCAGCTTGGAGTGAATCTGGTAGTCAGACTGCATTTGCAGGAGCTTGGCATCACGTTTGTGTTACAACAACAAGCGGTGCTCAAAAATTGTATGTTAACGGTGTAGAAATTACAGCTCAAGCTAAGACTGATTCAAGCACATTTACTTTAGCAAGTGATTTAGGAGCAGGAGCTATGTTTGGTGGTGCTTATCATTCTAATGGAGTAATGGCAGATATTAAAATATTTGGAGATGTTCTTACCGCAGCAGAAGTTCAAGAATTGTCTTCAAAAATAAACTATGATATTTCAGTAGGCTCTATTGATAATTTAACACGATGGTTTAAATCAAATGCAGGTTCAGGAACAACTATTGCAGACGATAGTGGAAACAGCGGAACTGCTGCTGATATAAGTGGAGCTACTTGGATATATGACCAATACAGTGTAGATGTATATGATGGTAGTGACACTAGGACAACGGGAACGTTTACAGTAACACAAGGAAAGGTAGAGGGTTTGGCTTTGTCATCTGTTGATTTAAACGGTAGTGATGATTT